GCAGAGCTACTGATATTTATATTATTAAATGTTGCACTATTTGTAGTAACAGAATCTGCTTTTCTAACAACCCCAACAATAGAGTTACCGTCACTATCGTTACCAGAAATACCTATCATAAAGAAGTTTGTTGCACCCGTAGGTGTATAAGGTATTGTTAATACTGTCTTCTCAGGAGATGTTGTAGTTTGTGCAGTGCCTGTAACAACACTTGCTATAGCTAGGTTATCAAGGCATGGTTCAAACCAACGAGCTGTTTTAAGAGGTGAACCTACATCAGACACTGTGCCACCTAATACATAAGCTCTCGTGGAATCAGCATCTGCTACATATTCATACCTACTTAAGATATAATCACTACCTTGTAGTGTAACAGTGAAAAAGCTACCACCTGTATATAGTATATGTTGCATTGTACCTGTCAATGTCCAACTATACCACGCAGACTGTTCACGTCTTTGACCAGCGTTGTAATACTTATAATGATATACTGAAGTATCACCTTTCTTGCCATACGTAACAAGACCAATAGGTACTGAGTTAGCAGATTTAGTTATATCTTTTGGTAAAAATTCTGGAACTACTCTAGTCTGTTCTGTTATATTAGGCGGTGTATCATCATCTAATATTGTAGCTTCAAATGCTCTAGCATAGGCTGATACATTAGATGTAAACAGTACGGATGTACCAAGGTCTACAGGTTGTATGGTAGAGTCACATTCGTAACTTGCAACCTTTTTTAATCTGGCTGTTTTAGGGCTAAATATATCTGACTCAGTAAATAATAAGAACTGACCGTTATCACTAAACATCAATAAACCTTTTTGTATAGGTAATGTGTGATTAATAAACGCAGGTTTTACATCAGATACTGTTATATCTATAGGGTTGTCATCACTGGTGGATATAGCAGACACAATAAAGAAGTTAAAGTACCCCCCAGGTCTACTCATTACTATGTTTTCACCCGCAATAAACCCTAATCTATTTCTGTGAAAGAATATTTCCTGTATTTCTGTCCCGTTAAATGTAGGAAAAGGGTTGGATGCGTTGTCTCCTACTGCTCTATCTTTCCAATAATTCTCATTATTTTGTGAATTTGCTGTAGCTTCATCTAATTTAACAAATGTAAACGTACCATTACGGTTGTTTATAAGTGCATGTGGCATTGTTGCAGGGTCTAAACCCTTAATCATGGGGTCACTATTAGATGAAAAATTATGAGGTCTTACACATTCTTCCCAGCTACCAGCTCCAGACACGCCATTATCAGCTATAAATTCTACATAGTAATCATCAACGTCTAAGTCAGCAGTGTTAGCTATTTGAGCAACATACCCGTGTTTACACATAGCAGGTAGTCTACTAATATCTTGTGCCTTTTGACCAATAACACTCATGTTTTCGTTGACAGCACCACCAAGAAAGTTGACACCATCTGCAGCGGAACCGTGCATAAACAAACCACTACCTATAACTTCAGCAGTTACGTTAGATAGATCACTATTAACTTTATCTTTTAAACCTCTTAGAATGGTTGCCATACTTAACACACCATTGTCTGGATTTTTTGGAGATTTAAAGTAAGCTATACCAGATACATCTCTGTAAGTAGTTACTGGTTCTACAGCTTCAACTGATATTCTATAAGTCTCTCCCTCTAAACTAATGTCTATAAACAATCCTTCTGCAGTAGATTTATTAGTAGTCCTAATTAAACCACCGTCTTGTAGAGTTACTGTAGCAGTGTATCTAACATCATAATCTTGAGTATATCCTAAAAAATCAGATACTTCTGTACCAGATCCATCATAGTTTGCTACATTATTAGCAATAAAACTATTACCATTAACTTGTAAACTGCCCTCAATATTTTCTGTAATATTTGTACCACCTACTTGTGCACCACTGGTATTAACTGCACTACCTCCAGAGAATGACCACGTCAATGTACCAGATTTACTTTGGTCTTCGTTTGAGTCATCAAAGGTTGGGCCTTGTGCACTGCCTCCAACAATCCTGTCTACTTTAACAGAGGTTACTCTGAAGTAAGTATTAGGTGCAGGTGCTGTACCAGAATATAATATATACTCAGTATTATAAGCCACAGTATCAAGCCTAGCATAAGAATAGTCCCCGCTATGGATAGGTGAAAAGGTATTTCCAGTAGTACCTACTGTTTTTTGTGGATTACATATAATCGTATAATCTTGTATAGTTTGTATTGAATATTCTTTATGTGTACCTGTCTGCTGCATGTATTGAAATAAAGAATCTCCATTACTATTAGTGAGACTTTGTTCTACACCAGTTGATAGATCCCATATACGTATAGGTTTTGTACCAGAATAACTGGCAGCGGGTGTCATTTGTACAATATATTTTTCGTCACCATCTCTCAAAATTTCGTACCAAAATCCTGTACTGTTTGCGTTAGTTAAAGTCTTAACAAACTCTCCAGCTGGACGTTTTTTCAAACCAAATGTTATGTCTGGGACAGCATTATCACATACCCTTACCTGTCCTGGAAATTTAATTTTATCTGGCTGTTGAGATACACCCCCTAGAAAGTTTGGGATACGTTGATTTACTGTTGGCATTACATTCTTCTCAATACTTTAAATGGACGATACACGGTATTTGCATCTTGTTGATATTGGAAATCATTAAAGATATTATAGTCGCCTTGCTTTGCATCGTACTCAAGTGCAGCTGCTCTTGCATAGGCTTCATCAGCTTCAAGTAACTTAGCAGACTGCGGGTTGTTTACCATACGGTTAGAGGCGATTCTACAGGCTCTAGCGGTGATGTAATCTTTAAATGGTTGTGGTAGATCTTCAAAATCTATCATCCATATTACATCAAAAAATAATTTACTAACATTTGTAAATGTAAATGTATGACCTTTTTTATCATACACTTTAGCTACACCGTTATCACTACGTCTTACTACATCATAATCTTTTCCATGCTGGAATATATTAAGATCCATCTGTAGTATATTATTAGGAACTACCACTTGGTTGTTGGTATCGGTGTCAATAGGATACTCATTCTCTGTGTTGTATGACCATCCCTCAGATTGTATCTCACGGCAGACTTGCCTTAGAGTAGTCTGTGCCATAACCACTTCGGGGCTTTGCACATTAGTTATAGTATTAACTGGGGATTCTCCAACGCTCATCAAGATTGAGTTTACAGCATCTAGTTCGGTAGACACTCCGTAAGATATTACTGACATAATAAAAAAAGGGGGACTAAGCCCCCATATAAATAAATAGTTATGAGAAAGCAGCTGGCTTTGTAGTTGTTCCAGCGAACAATTCTACACAAGCTGCTGGGTTCACGTAGTCTGCACCCATAGCGAGTCTTCCTAGGATGACATCACCTTGGTAAACTACAGAAACATCCCCAGAAGTTACTTGAACTTGTGGGCCAATAGTTTCAACAACACCTGCAGCTTCTCTTTGGAAGATTAATCCACATGTGTTTGCAAAGTTAGAGGCAGCACCGTAGTTCTGGCGTGGGCCATAGTTGTTACCTGTAACTGTTGTAGCTGTTTCAATAGCTTCAGATACGAATGAACCTGTATTTCCAGGATCTACTGTATCAAGGTCAGTAGCAGCTGATGGGCTAGATGCAGGTGCATACTTAGTACCATACTTACTGAAGAATGGAACGTTCATTGATTTGAAGATTTTGATACCTGCAATTTCAATTACGCCATTTCCACTCTGTAAAGCTGTACCTTGTACATCTCTGTTAATCAAGCCGTTAGAGCCTGCCTCTTGTATGAGGGAATAATATTGCCTAGGGTTTAATACGGCCACTCTTCCGTCATCACTCACCCCTTTTTCATCTAAAGCAGCTGCAGCATCATAGAAAGCTGTAACTAATTTAGTTGAATCAAGAGCATCGTCTGCGTTAGAACCCGCACCAACTTGAATTTGTGTACCACCTGGCTCAACGAAGTTGGTTAGTGATACTGGAGATGCCTGTCTAGCACCTTTAGCAATAGCTCTGAAGATTAGTCTATCGTACTTTTGTGCAAGTGCGTAACCGATCTTCTTAGAGATTTCTCCTCTCAATTCATAGTGTGCTAGTGTCTCATCTAGCTCATACACAAAAGCCGAGCTAATTAATAGGTCATCGACTGTAATTGTTTTTTCTGCTACTGGAGGAGTTTTGTCAGAGTTTCCTAATATACTGTTTCCAGGTGTGTGGTATTCCGCACTTGTGCGACCAGTATAGATGAACTGTAAACTCTTTCCGTTGGTTAACGTACGCTTCATGACTAGGTCACGTGCGATTGTTTCCCTTTGGAAGCCAGTAAACATCTCACCTGAGAACAACTTTAAATAAAGGTCTCTGTTATTTGTAGCGTTTGTAGCTGTATTTATTCTACCCAGAAAGGTTTGTGAAGCTGGGTTATTTGTTGACTGTTGTGCCATTTTTATAAGGTATTAATTATCGTTCCTAGATCTAGTTTTATAGGAATCTTATTTGTTTCAGTTAAGACTCATACTGATGTTGTGGTCTATCCCACCGTCATGACGGCATTAGGTATCTCCGTAGAGGCTGATGCCAATAAGTAGGGAAGGGTTCGCACCTTCCCACTCGCTTTTACGAATTACTTTTTCTTAATTGGTGTGTACTCAACGCCACGATACTTGAGTGTCATAATGATCTCCAGTATCAGACCCCCGTTCCATGATCTGATTGCATGCGTCCCGAAGGATGAACGGACGTGGTTTAGTGAGGATCCATAACACCCTTGGAAAGATAACCGAGTTCACGTAATGATCTAACTGTGGGATCACTTGTAACATTAGTGGGAAGTCGTCCAAGAGCGATGTTATCAAAATTAAGAGTGTGTCTGTCAAATGTAGCCAATTCATATTCTTCAGTCATTGATAAGCAATTAGTAGGGCAATACTCAACGCAATTACCACAAAATATACAAGCCCCAAAGTCAATAGAATAATTCCTTAATTCTTTTTTCTTTGTTTCCTTATTCATTACCCAATCAACTACTGGTAAATTTATCGGACATACTCGAACGCAAACTTCACATGCTATGCACTTATCAAACTCATAGTGTATTCTTCCTCTGTATTGTGTTGAGGGTATGAGTTTTTCATAAGGGTATTGAACTGTAATAGGTCTTCTACCCATATGACTTAAAGTTACAGAAAGACCCTGCAATAAATATTTTGCAGAGTCTATTGTATCTTTTATAAAATTAAGCAATTTCTGTAGACTCAATACATGCCAAGTCAAGAGGGAAGTTGTGAGCATTACGCTCGTGCATTACCTCGAATCCAAGGTTTTGTCTATTAACTATGTCAGCCCATGTGGGGATAACCTTACCGTTAGCGTCAACAACTGACTGGTTGAAGTTGAAACCATTTAGGTTAAATGCCATAGTAGCTATACCCATCGAGGTAAACCATATACCAACCACGGGGAGAACAGCCAGAAAGAAGTGTAGAGAGCGAGAATTGTTAAAACTTGCATATTGGAAAAGTAAACGTCCGAAGTAGCCGTGAGCTGCAACGATGTTATATGTCTCCTCTTCCTGTCCAAATTTGTAACCATAGTTCTGAGCTTCCAATGCAGTTGTCTCTTTAATAAGAGAAGAAGTAACAAGACTTCCGTGCATAGCAGAGGCAAGAGAACCACCGAATACCCCAAGAACACCGAGCATATGGAACGGGTGCATAAGGATATTGTGTTCGGCTTGGAATACAAACATGAAATTAAAAGTACCAGAAATACCGAGAGGCATACCATCACTGAAACTCCCCTGCCCGAAAGGGTAGACAAGAAATACAGCAAAGGCTGCTGAGACTGGAGCTGAGTATGCTACTGCTATCCAAGGTCTCATACCTAATCTGTAACTAAGTTCCCATTGTCGTCCCATATAAGCAGAGACACCGATGAGGAAATGGAATATGATAAGTTGGTATGGCCCACCATTGTAGAGCCATTCGTCAATGGTTGCAGCCTCCCAGATTGGGTAGAAGTGCAGACCGATTGCGTTTGATGACGGGACGATTGCCCCAGAGATGATGTTGTTTCCATAGAGTAGAGAGCCAGAAACTGGTTCACGTATCCCGTCTATGTCAACAGGTGGAGCAGCTATAAAGGCGATAATAAAACAGGTTGCAGCTGTAAGTAATGCAGGGATCATAAGTACACCAAACCAACCAACGTATAGTCTGTTGTCTGTGCTTGTAACCCACTTACATAACTCTTGCCACTTATTGGTTGTTTCTCTTTGTAATGAGATTGCAGCCATGTGTATAAATATGTAAAGTGTACGAGGTTATAATGCTCCCACCAGCTAGAGCCGACCTCTTATGGGAGCATGTTGATTACAAAATTCCAGGTATAATCTGACCTGTAAAGAAGTACGTACCTATAGCAGCTACTACTCCTATCATTGCAAGGCGACCATTGAGCTCTTCAGCTATGTGCCATTTGTCATTGTTGTGGTTGTGTGTCATTTTTTCTTACGTTTTTTTGCGGTTTTTGCTGCACGTTTAAAGTTAGCAGCCGTGGGAGCTCCTTTGCTTCCTGGTTTTCTCATCTTTTCACCAGAACCAGCTTTGATACGCTTACGTTTGGCGTGGATGTTTGCGTATAATCCTCGTTTAGCCATTTAACATTTCCATCTGCGTAGTGCCAACGCTTTACGGGTTGGCTTTCCGTTCTTTTTCATTGGCCCTTTGTTACCTTTCATGCGAGCACAAAAGGAACGTTTACGTGCACCGCCCCCAGGCTGTGGAGCCTTGAGGTTGGAGCCAGTTGCACGATTATATTTAGCTCTGCCTTTAGCAGTGAGACCACCCTTGCGGGACTTCTCGCCTCTACCTATACTTAGACTTACGCTTTTTTTTCTTGCCATGTTTACAAGGACATTTAGCCATTACTTTTTCTTTTTAAGAATCTTCTTCCTTACTGCTGCTGGTAATTTAGATAAACCTTTGTTCATCTTTTTACCCTTTGCAGGTGGTCTACCTTTCTTACTTCCGTAAGTACCCTTACCCATCGGCATAATTAATCTCCTATACTTTTAAGTTTGATGCGGATAATTTTCTAAGAACGTCATCTCTGAACGCCTCATCATTTGTGTATTCTGGCTTATTCATATCTCTTACAACCTCTGCCATACTTCTGTAAGTTTCTTGAGGTGATTGTTTACCAGTAACTATTTTAGAATCACGTCCGTTGGCATCTTCATACTGTCCCATAAGTGCTTTCACTGCAAATTTTATAGCTGTTTTATTTCCTGTGGCTAACACACTATCATAATTTTGTATGTCTTCTTTCTCTAAGTTGTTACTAGCCCATTCCATAAGTGAGTTATATCCCTCCTCTCCATTGGCTATTGCCTTCACTTCGTTGATTTCTGCATCACTTAAGGTTGGTTGTGCATTTTCATAACCTAGCTCACCACGTAAACCATTTAGATATGAGTCTACCAACTGTCTGTTCAAACCAGCATTACTTAGTTGGTCATACATTTCGTCAGACAAAGTACCATTGTTTTCTGCAAAATGTTTGTTCATTGCAAATGGATCTATACCATTATCTTTAAATGTATTACCTAGTTGCTCACCATACAATTCGTTAGCTGTCTCATAATTAACAGAGCCATCATCAGAATACATTTGATATTCTGTTTCTGGTTCTGCAGTGTCCTCAGCTTTACTTGTAGAAGTTTCTCCTAGTTTCTTTTGCAATTCTATATATGCTGACTCTAATTCTTCGGCACTCTTATACTTTCCAGCAAGCATTTTATCTTGCTTTTGCATAAGATCTTCACCAATTTTTAGAGACTCAGCTTCTTTTTCTGCTATTTCTTTTGCTACTACAGGATCCTCAGATGTGTCGTAGCGTATTGTTTCTGCCATAATTACTGTGGTTGTGGTACATTACCAGTTGTCATTGTGTTGATTGCATCAGTGATTTCTGGATTTTTAGATGGATCCATTAAAGGAGTACCAGCTAATTGACCAGCTTGGTCAGTCAAAGACTGCATCTGCTGTGCCTGCATAGCTTGTTGTTGTTCAGCATTACGTTCTTCCATGCTCTTGACAAGGTTAAGTATATCTATACCTTGTGCAGCTGCAAGACGTTTGATTGCTTCGTCAGCATTTAGATACTGAGCAAGAGCCTCTGGCCCCATAGTCTGTGCTATGGTTGTAATGAATTGAACAAGTGCTTCTCTATCTTGTCCCCTACCTAGTGCATTTATACCTGCAACTATGGTAGGTTTAACTAGATTAGAGGGTACGCTAGGAATCTGTTTAGATTTAGTTAACGTGTGCATCTTACGTTTGAGGTAAGGTATTAAAAACTCAGTCGTTAACAAACTGAAGAGACCGCCAAGCTGACGTTCTAACTCCATCTGAGTCATCCTTACTTCTTCTGCTGTAGTTCTTTCTGATTGTCGTACAGTTAATACTAAGAAGGCTTCTGCTAATCTTCTTTCTAATACGTTAACAAGTTGAAACGCTGTTTGAAAATCAGCTGTCTTACCTACCTGTACTACTCCAACATCATCTGGTCTACCTTGTATGATAGCTCCATTGCCTGCGTTAGCAAGGGATGCTGGTTTTGTTGTAGCTGAAGGTGATACCGTAAAGACAACTTTAGCTGCTGCTGCACTGCCCTCAACAAGAGCTTGCATCAATGCCTCTAAAGATTTTAAGTCCCCAAGGAACTCTTCTACTCTAGAACGTCCGTAGTCCTCTCCGTCCACCGTAACGAAACGAAGGGGGAGCCAGGGGGATTTATCTAAAGGAGCTTTACCTACACTGTCTGGTAGTATCATGTCCTTAGCTTCTTGATGCCAGTGCCAACCTTTGTCAGTTCTCTTAACACAGGTGTACACATCTACATCCTTACTACCGCTGTAGTCATCAGAGCTCTCATCATTAACGCTGTTGTCATCGTCAACTTCTGGTAAACCTAGTATCTTTTTATTTACTTTTTCTTTGGTAATTATTTCTATTACCTCACCGTTCCCATCACGCTCTACACAATATCTATTTAAAGGGTATACTTTCATACCCTCTTTATTCATATATACTAAAGCGTTTCCTGTAACAACTAAATGTTTTAATGCTGCAAAGATCTGTACTCTATCTGTAGAGGCAGCAATGCTTTCCATTATCATACGTTCTATCTTAGCAAAAGATAAATCTAATTCACTCTTTGCTTCTGGAGGTATCTCTACACCTAACTTAGAATCATCAAGTTGTAACTTAAAAAAACTTGTAGACGGAGGTAAGAGACCTAGCATAAGTTTTGAACTTAATGTGGTGACTCCTTTGGCTCCAACTGATTGCCAAGGTGTTACGAATGACTGGTAATTATTAGTTTCATTACGCATGATAAGTGTGGGAATAGTTAGTTCCGCACACTCATATGCTACTTCAAGGAATTGTTCACGGTGACTAGATAACTCATTGTATCTTTGCCGTGCCTTCTTCATTAATAACTTCCCCCACTACTACCGCTACCACTGTTTCCTGTGTTGGTACCTTGTCCAGTTTTTATACCTCTAAGTCCACCAGTGGCTGGTTTCTTAGTTGCTAAACGAGAAGTACCTGCTTGTCCTCTACCTTTCTTAGCAACTTTCTTAGCTGTTACTTTTGCTTTTCTTTTTGTCTCATCTTCAGAGATAGGTACTGGTGTTGGAGCTTCTGGTAATGGTGTAGGTGCCTGTTGTATTGGCATTGGGGGTGGCGGTGTAGTTGGTGGGGCTGGTGTTGGTGGGGCAGCTGGGGTTGATCTACCTCCTCCGAAGAGGTTAGCTATAGGGCCGACACACATAATTATTCTCCTTTGATTTTATTTTTTAATAATCTTATGATTGATAATTGACCAGCCCTATAAGATATTGCTTTCTCTGATAGGTTGTGGTCTGGAAACTTATCTGGAAACTGCTGATCGAGTTCATCAATGATCTTCTCGATGCGTCCCCAGTCAAGAGTACTGTGGTAAGTTGGTGTTTGCATGTTCAAAAAATGCGGGCATACGTGCTCGTTTAGTGTCAGAAAGTTCTGGGGCTTTGCCCTCATACATTAGACGATCACTACAATCTGTCCAAAATTTTCTGCTCAAATGTTTGTTGTCTGCTTTGTGTTTTAACGGTTCAAAGATCCAATTAATTGTAGCTTTTCTAAGTTTATCCAAAGAAGGACTAGGGCGTAAACCCATATCAGCACATACGAGGCTATTGCAAGCCACGTGGATCTGCTCATCTCTGGATATATCAGCCGATACGGTTCTAAGAGCTGCATCACCACAAAAACGATTAAAAGGGAGTATAACAAAGAAGATTGCACGTTCTGCTACTAATGCTTTTAATATGGTGTGGTCTGGGTGAGCTATCCAAGCATCACGTAAAAGTTTTGCTTCTCTCTCTGCCTTCTCATCTAGTCCGTGGACATCAGCAATGTAGTTGAGAGCAACGTCATGTCGCTCCTCATCTTTTACATTGTCTTCGAGAAGTAATCTAGCAATTTCGGGAACTTCTTTACTAAGAGTTTCCGTGATGAAGGCACCGACAGGTAGCTCCATATGGCGTATTGCCAGAGCACGGTAGATGGCTTCTTCACTACCTTCAAGTAGTTTTCCTTTTGTTGGTTTAACGGGAGTCCACTTTCGCTTCCGTTGAAATAGTTTTTCATAAGGGTTCATTCTTCACAACCTATGCACTTAATGGGTTCGGGTTTAAGAATCCCACTCAAGTAATCGTCTACATCACTTTCATCTAATGCAGCATAGGCACTGGACTTATCTTGTGTATCACCCATAACTTGAAGGGAATAATATAAAGATGTTTGGGGGCTGTCCAGCCACTCTTCAACGAACGTATTGTCGTAGGTTACCACATCACTCCAAGAGTTAAATGAGTATCCGTGAAGAAGTCCCGTCTTGTGAAGCATTGTCATGATGCCGTCTGCTACACGCTTGTATGCGTCCCAGCCAACTTCAGAGGCGATCTCCACATCGCCATAATCATATGATGTAACTCCAAATGTTCCGCTATCACGGTCAACACTTCGAGCTATAGGTGGTGCAATCTCAGGGCAACATGTGTAACCATCGAGATCTTTTGAATTGTAACTACAGGATGCAGTCGGTGCAATAGCAAATGCCCTTTCCATTTGGTAAGATAATGCTATCTGTTTTGCTTTTTGTATACCTAGATTTATTTCTCTAGCTATGATACCAGCAGTTCCGTCTGGTTCTAGTCCGTAGTTGACTGCGTCAAGGGCGTGTCCGAACTGTTCGTATGTGATCCCTTCACGTCTAAGGAGGTTGGCAAGACCGAGCATCCCAAGTCCCACTTGTTTGTCAACCGATGAGGCAAGGTATTCTCCAGATTTTCCAACACCTGTCCGTGCATGGAGATCACACAACTCGGACATAGCTGCAGAGAAACCCTCTTGTATGTTGCCGACAGTACAGGCAGCGAGATTAACATGTTGTAGCAAGCACGTTCCACGTGAGGGCAAGTAAACCTCAAGACAGACGTTGCTGTAGATTCTTTCTCCATGACGGTCATGTTTAATTTTATTGAGCCAGATGTCACCAGACTTTATGCCTTCTAACAAAGCTTGTTTGTGTGGTGTATCTTTCCACATTTGAGGTGTAAGATCTACACATCTTTTTACCCAAGGTAACTCATGTCTTGGTGTGGTTATAAATTCTAGTATGTCTGCGTGATCTAAGTCTAAGTGTAAGACACACGCTCCATTTTTATATACTCCACCTCTTCTAATTGTTTCATTAAGAGCTGAGTATACTTTACCAAATGATACAGGGCCACTAGCGACTAACCCTTTCTCATTAGTGTGCCCGTTGGGTCTTATCTTCGAGAGGTGTACTGCAACACCTGCTCCAAATCTCAAGGCATGTGACACAAAACGCCACGATGCCTCGATTCCATTATCACCCTCGATACTATCTTCTACAACAAATACTGTGCAGCTAACAGGTAAACGTCCCTCTGGATTTTTCATCCAGTTATCAATCCTACCAGTTCTAGCTATTAAAGGGTGTGGAAACAAATCATTTAACATTTAAGGATTCCAAAGAATAGGTTTTTCATTTTCATAATCGTAATCTCTGTGCTGTAAGATCTTAGCTAGTCGAGCATTGAGTAAAGCGTCATCGTCTGATAACCCTCTCTCTCTAAAAGTTTGACAAACGGCTTCCCATTTAAAGTCTTTCTTTTCTATTATTGCACTAGCTTTCTTGACTCCTATTCCAGGGCAACCAGAGTAACCATCTGTTGGGTCTCCAGCCATCGTTTGGATTAAGTGCCAATCATCGCCTTGCTCTTTTGTAATTTCTTCAACATCACCGTCCAAATTCCACAGTATACCTGGGATTTGACGTAAATCTTTGTCTGGACTTACGATTATATTGTCTGTACTAGGGTATCTAGTTGCATCAATTCCAATAGAATCATCAGCCTCTAAACCCTCACGTAAAACAAAGTTGTAATTTTCTTTGCAATGGTTGACCAAGCGTTTGTAACCCAAAGGTTTCCTTTTGTTTCTATGTCCCTTGTAATCGGCAGAAATTTTCTTCCTAAAATTTTCAGGACTAGAAAAATAAAGGATCACTTCATCTTCCATCATAGCGGTCTTAACTTTATCTAACTCATTTTCAAACACTTTTAATACTTGACTAAAGTTAGATTGTGCAACAATAACATCGTCACCAAAATCTATACCTTCTTCGCATACTTGTGCTGATTTATAAGCAATAAAGTCACAATCAATTAATAACATTAGTGTACTTCAGCCCAGTTGTCACCGATTTGTGCATCAGCTTCTATGGGTAGTCTTAAATTATAATATTCGCCAGCTTGTAATGCAGATAATTTACAAATTTCAGCTATGTCATGTGCATACTTAGGGTCTGAACCTAGTACCTGCTCATCGTGTACAAAAGCATACCGTTCATACTCCATGTTACTCATGCGTATGTTATGGTCAGTTAGAAGTAACCATCGTTTGGCAATGACTGCAGCGGATCCCTGTAATAAACAGTTCAACGCTTTGTGTTCTTTGTCAACAATAATTTGGCGTTTGTCAATAGCACGTATGCTACCTCTACCAGCAACTCTTTTAGTATCTTCAACAAGCTTTTCGAGACCTGGAATAGCATCCATGTAAGCTCTCCTAATCTCTGCCCCTTTCTTCTTCGCTTTTTCGAGGGGTAACATGTTGTCGTAAGATAATCCAAGTTTCTGGTTGCCCCCTCCATACAAGAAGCAATACGTAATTGTCTTAACTTGTCTGCGAGAGATTCCAATTTTATCTGCATTGACTTGGTGAATATCTTGTTCTAATAAGATCTTTGCATACCGTCCACCATCGTAACGGGCTAGGTAATGTGCAAATAATCTTAATTCGATACCAGCAAGGTCACTGTCGATAAGTTTCCAAGTTGGTTTAGTAACAAATAATTCACGACAATCCTTATCAGAACTGACTTGTGCCAGATTCGGATGTGAATGTGCCATACGGTGTGTTACTGCACCGATAAAGCAAGAGTGGTGAACCCTGCCATCCTTGACCAGTTTCAACCACGCATTAGTGCCTTGCGACAACATTCCGAGTTTCTTTTGTGTAATCAGAATCTCAAGGAATACTAATGCCTCTTTTGTGCCTATCTCTTTCAACACGGTTTCATCAATTACCGCTTTACCTGTAGGCGTAAACTTGTTTGGTTTCCATTTTTGAAATGTTTTAAACCACCAAGCTATATGTTCTCTGCTACTGGGATTAAATTCCTTTAACCTTTGCATCTCTGCTCCAGCTATGTAGCCTTGTTTTTTGTTGTCTCTTCTTGGTGTAAATAAATTTCCAGGTACACACCAACACAACTTTACAGACTGATCTCTCAGTTCTTGCAGTCGATTTAGTAATGTATTTTCTAGTATCTGTGCTTTCTTTACATCAAAAGGCCAACCTGTCACTTTTTGTTGTGACATCATTAGTGCTATCTCGTGTTCGAGAATTACTGCTTCATTAATTTTTGGAAATGTGTCCATAATTTAACTAAAATGGCAACGTCTTTTTTGCAATACTCTTGCATTTCGGGAGACCACTCTTTCCAATCAGTAGTTTTTCCGAACTCATCTTTATGACATTTTAATCTATACCCGTAAGCTTCTAAACTATGTGAACCATACAAACGAGCTGGCATCATTGCCCACTTACGTCTGAGGTCTGTGTCAAGTATGTTTGGGTGGTAAAATCTACTAAGGATTAGCGTGTCCCAATGTTTTGCCTTACCTGTAAAAAAAGGAAAATGTTTTTTGATTTGTGGTATGTCAAACATAATACCGTTATGCGAAACAATATTATCGGCAAGTTCTAATTCACAAACAGCGTTAGCTATACTGTAATTAGGTGTAGCGTGATCGTTGTACTCGTTGACTTGACCTGTATCTAGATCTTGTGTAACAATACAATGTATGTTTTCACAATCTAAACCATCGGTTTCTATGTCATACGCTAGGTTAATCGAAGTCCGTTGTGGGGTCGAACTCTTCGGGCGTAACTTCATTTTCTTCAAAACTACAAGTTTCTAATGAGTACGAGAGTTGTGCTGCGATACCACATTCGCCAGAATACCTATTCTTGAGTACTCTAACTGTAGTAATAGCTTGTTTACTTGAGTCTTGCTGATCTCTTTCGAGACCGATAACTCCATCAGAGAGCTGTGCAATTGCTGCAGATCCTCTAAGCTGTCCCAGTGTAATACGGGCTCCTTCTTCGTGGTTTTTGTCATTTTGTGTGCGTCTAAGGTGTGAAACTAAGAACAAAGCAATACCTGTTCTTTCTACTAACGATCTTAACTTAGTCATGGTTACGTCTATCATACGCCTCTCATCACCGTCAAGTCCACTCAATAATATGGACAAGTGGTCTAAGAATACAATACGACATTCCAATCCACAGGCAAGGTATTCGATCCTACTGTAAATTGTGTCTGGATCATAGCTACCAAAACCATCAAAAAGAAAAAGATTCCAATTAGCAATCGTATTATTGTAGGCATGTTCTAGCTCCTCTTTCTTTTGTTCTCCCAAATGTAAAGCTTTACCAACTGATGCGGACATCAAGCCGAGGGCTGTTCTTTGGTTGGATTCTTCAAGTGCAAGGTAACCGACTCTCTCCCCTCTATCGAGGAGGTGTACTGCAAGCTCTCGACAAAACGATGATTTGCCGATACCACTTCCAGCAGTAATCGTGACAAGCTCTCCATATCGTATGCCGTGTAGTTTATCGTTAAGTCCTCGAAATGGGTACTCATGATCTGCGGGGGGTGAAGGTGTGGTAATTGTTTCAAGCAATGATTTAGCATCAACAATACCATCTGGTCTATAAGTTTTGGCATCCCAGATAGCACGTCTGATAGCTTCAAGATCACCCTCCTGACAGGCATCTGAAGCATCTTTGTACTTTTCTAGTCTAGCAATCTTTACCTTACCAGCGGGAAATAGTTGAGCACATTCATCGGTAGCTTTGATTCCAGCGTCATCATTGTCAAAAAATAACACTATCTCATCGTAACCTTGAATTAAATCAAGTACTTTTTGTAAGTCTTTTTTGGCTCCAGCTGCTCCGTTAGGCACGGAAACATGAGGCCATGTAGGTAATGCAGCATATCCAGATACTGCATCTAGTTCGCCTTCATATATAGTAAGGCGGGTGCCCTTGTCTGGAAACAAGTGTTGACCAAACAACTGGTTATCGGTGTTTTTACCGTCCCAATAGAAATCTTTATCTTTTGTCTTTACTTTTGCTGCACAAATTTGACCACTTTTTGTAAAGTAATGAAAACGTAATACATCCCCATCTTTATGCACTCTGTATTTACGACAATGTTCTTCAGATAACTTTCGTTTACGTAAGCCAACAGGCGATCCTTTTAGCATAGCTCTGGGTGCTTGATGATGGTGGACTGGTTCTCCTCCAGACTCATAGTGGCCACATACAAAACAATAAGCATGTCCGTCATCGTAGTAGCTGTTACCATCGGACGAACCACACCTATCGCAAGCTGCGTGATATAAAAATTCAGATTCATTTAAGCCAACTTGTGGGGATTGCGTAAGCTGGGCACCAAGGAAACCCGTGTTTCTCAGCCCATTTTGCATAAGATGTTTTAGATTTTTTAGATATTTTATTTGTAGGTGATTGGAATACCAATCGTATATCTGCATCTGGGTTTGCTTTCTTCACAGCTAGCATTTTCTTTCGTTGGTCTGGTGGAAAGTAACCCTTGGTTTCTAGATATATGTTACCTACCTTAAAGTCTGGTATATAGTTAGCTTCGAGAACATAGTGTAACTTGTCAGCTTCGTATGTGTATTTAATACCTAGTTTATCCAACAAGCTAGCAACTTGTTCTTCTAGTCTACTTCTCATTAGAAGTCATCGTCCTCCTCTAATGACGAGGGGGCTGCGTCTACATTTGGTTCTTCTACTTTAAATCCTGTAGTAGATCCGAATAACTTGGCAGCATCTTCGGGACTGAGATCACCGTCATCGACAACACCAGCTCCGCTGTTAAGACTAACAACTTGTATAGCTTTTAGTTTAAGTGATGTGCCTATATCACCCGTAGGTAATACATATGGTTTTTGAAAGAAAGCTATTTTAACTTTGCTTCCATTATAGATTGGTGTTTCTTTGTCTGTAATCTGAGTACCCTCAGTATCTACAACAACTGGAAAGAACTTGTCTCCGTCCCTCCAACTAAACTTAACTTGGTACATCCCAGGCTGTGACTCAACTTCTTCCCAAGGTTCTGGTTTAATAGATACTCTCTTAGGATTTTTAGCTTTTGATTTAGCCCATTCTAATGCACCTTCTCGTTCTTCTTCTAGTTCCTTTACTATATCATCTTTCATAAGGACTGAGAGTTTATACCCCCACTCCCCAGGCTTAAGTATAGCTTGGAAACCTTCTAGTAGAACTGGGTTTTTAGTAACGTGTGTTTGCATTTAACAGAAAAAATAGGTGGAATTGGATACTACCTCTGGGTTTAATGTTCCAACAATGGGTGGTGGATCAGAGGCGTTGATGGCTTGTGCAAATTTGGTGAGCCAACAATCTTCGGTAAAGATACTGGCGTAGGTTTCTCGCACAAGTTGATTGAGTGTTGCCATGTCCCCTGCTCTGCATAAAACAGAATCATGGATAACTGTGAATGGTTCATCGAATTGAGTAAATGATCTGTGAAGAATCGCTGCATCTATTGAATGAATAAAGTTAGGGGCAGTACTAGACTTGTGGCGTTTAGGGCAGGGTGTCTGCTTACCATTAGGTATGCGTACTGATGTACGACCTAACAGCTGTAGCTCCATACGTTCTGTCTCAATGACATCCCGTTTTTGGTTAACAATAAATCCAGATGGAGTTTCCCATTCTATATATTTACCACCGTTTCTTATGTACTCTCCTACACTTTTCTTAATCCAACGCATAACTTGCATGGGCCCTGGAACTATACAATCCATACTGTCGTAGACAGCATTTACTATCTGTGTTAGTTCCTCATTTTGTACCTCAATGCTAGCTTCTTTCAATGCTTCACGTATATATTTACGACTACTATCCTTAGTAGCATTGTATGGAATCGTCATCACTGTGCGTTTACACACGGAACGAGTCATCCAAGGGTGCATGTAACTCGGTAGGAACTCTTTGGCTTTCTCCGCTACAGCCTTGTAAGCATCGCTTGGTTGTTTAGACGGAACGACATTTACTAATTCAGCTGTGCTCTGATCTTTAGCAAGACCAGCTAGTATTTGTAGACCACTACATGTAGCATCTACAGCTACCATAAGACCAGTAGTATCCTTATCATTTTTAATACAGCAATGGTAATATTCATGACAGGCAGCCATAAACTGCCAAGGTTCTTCAACATCTTCCCATTCTGAAAGATGAGTTATCGGATCTGTAGCGACCCTTGTGATTAAATCTCTGTTACTATCAACCCATTGTAACCTTTCTATTATCGGAGCTTTATCAAGCCCAAAGGTTGTGGCTACTTGGAAAGCTAACCATGTGTCAGCTGTGTCTGTAACAGGAGATTCATCAGCAAACCGTAATAATGATTTACCAAAATCTGTATCTTGTGGTGTAAGAAAAGCTTGAATGGGGTAGGTTCTACCTCGATAGTCAAATGACCAACATAAGTAGAAATCGTCTTCCTTAAACTTTTCTGCTGCCTCTAATTGTGTTCTTGTTCTTACTGACTTCTTAAAGTTTATTCGGTCAGCTGTGTGTGATTCTGCCATAGCTCTACGCCATAACAAATTCTTCTTCGCATCTTCCTCTGCATCTGGAGGGCGAGGAGGTTTGAACGCTGGGGAAATTGGAATGAACTTCCCTACTACCCTTTCCTTCTCTTTCAGACACTCGGCAGTCTCTAGAACATGAGTGTTCACACGGTATTTTACCTTCTGTAACTTGTTGATAAAAGTTATAGGGATAGTCCCGTGTTTAATGGTGGGGTTGCCCCTTCTGGTTAGTTCATGACCTCGCATTAAACTATTAGTTAGATAACCACCGTAGATTATGTTGTCTTCTTCATCATAACCCCAGTCATCTGGTTCTACTAACATAGGCCAAGGTATACCACTAAATAACTCAGCAGTTTTAATTAGTTGATTCCGTTTGTTGTTAAAATCATCAGTGGCAACGACACGGTACTCATACTTCTTACGCCTTGACTTACGTTTGTCTACTGTAAACCAACCAGTAGATTCCATAACAGCTGTCAACCCCCATCTACCTAGTGCTACCTTGGTTTTGGTTGACCATGCTGACCAACGTATACCACGCTCGCCAAACTTTTCACTTGTGATCTTTAGTTTCTGTTGTGTTCCTGTAACTTCATGGAAATAGACACGCTCTATATAACTCATGATGTTTGGATGTTCACGTTTGTACCAACGAAACTTACACTCAGATTCTAATGCACCACCTATAGCTGTCATCATTGGTACGATAAGGTCTGCATTACGATCAAACGTAAAGACTTTATCGAATACTATTTTTAGTAGTATTGTTGCAATAGCCAGAGGTTCTAGCTCATTGATGTGTTCAGCAATAGGTTTATAAAACTTACCTGCTTGTCCGTTTTTTAGTTTGCCGAAGGTGATTTCGATATGCTCCATTAAATAAGGCAACGCCTCTCTTATTGATGCGACTCCGTACACGCTTGCCGAGGCATAGGATTTTTCCTCCAGCTTGTTCAAGGATTCGTGTAGCCTCTGCCTCCCGCAGCTGATGGCTTCTTGTTCCAGGAGGAACTGTCGGTGTAGGTTTGAATGAGTCACCATAGGCGAGGAAGAGGGAGTATTCGTAGTCATCGAGGTGGTCAATTTGATGTTGGGTTAATCTATACGTCATAGTCTTTACACTGTTGTTCATTTGGAAATACTTTACAGTACTCCTCCATACTGTCAAAACATTTCCAGTTTGGCAAGTATATTTTTAACTGCCAATTTTCATCTCGTTTTGTAATTAATCTACCAGTGGTGACCATTGCAACAAGGTATTTGTCATAAGTAGTGGTTCCGTCTGGTCGTATTTCAACCATGACTTCTCCTGTCTCATCATCAACATAATAACCTAGGTTGTACAATAGTTCTGATAGATCATGTGGGTTAATCGTCATAATGCCAAGCGGTTGATTTTACAAATTCGTGAGTCATGAGGTGAAAGTCCGCACCATTTGCAATGAGGTCTAACATAAATTTATTAGCAGCCTTTTGTAAACGATACGAACGCTCTTTTACTTTACCATTGGGGAGCTCGGCTCGTATTACACACATGTAACCGAGCGGTAAACGCCAGTTATCTGCTGCGTACAAGCCATCGTCAATACCAACTGGAGTTAGCTTGTCGGTGGCTTTCCATTTGTTTAGCTCACGTATACGGTTTGGATAAACTTTCTTCATGTCCTGTCAATAAGTTCTCTAATAACGGGGTTAGCTGGCTTATACCTGCCTTCAATAACTAAACCAGTAAATATACTGAGAAACATAGCTGTAATCAGTACACCACCTACTGGATATGTCCATTCTGGGTATCGTGGTTTCAAATAAGTTCCCCCTCAAAACGTGCTCTAGCTATAGCACATTGTTTCTCTTCAGAATAATAGGGAAATGCCTCTTTAACTTCTTCAAGGATAGCTTCTAGGCGTTCTTGTGCGTGTGGTGTGCTCATAAATCAATCCATTTTTCATTAGGTTTTAATACTCCTATACCTTGCATGATTTCATCATAGGTTTGTTGACCAGATCTAGTCATGCTTTGGTAGTCCCAACCTAAGTCGGTCAGTTTGTCTAGTAGTTCTTTTTTGGTCATTCGGTCTCCATTGTGTGTGAACGTAGTTGATGTGTTTCAATGATGAACTTTTCCCCATCTCTAGGGCTATCCATAAGTTTAGTCAGTCTTGCCTGGACTGTCTCTGGACTGTCAAAGACTCCACATATTGTACCATCCATATCATAGTATGAATACCTTTGTATTGTGTATACAAGTGGGTCATCGCAACAGTCAAATGTCTTGATGAAATCTTGGTTAGCGGAGTCCTCTGTCTCTACTACCTTTAAACCAGTTTTGTTTGGTGCCATGTGTTTGTAACCATGTAAGTGAACGGTGCATAATTATTGGATCATCTGCGAATTTGCCAAAGGCTACGTTGCATGAATCACAAATGTAACCTCTGAATCTGTTAGTGTTGTGGCAGTGATCTAGAACCCATTTAGTGGTATGCCTACCGCATGATGGGCAATTTCCAGGTGATGAT